CTGATGAAAGACGATTTTGAAAATGTATATGAATTGATTGAACATGCCCTTGAATTGGCGTTCGAGGGTAAGATGCAATTGAAGTTCTATGAGTTTTTACAATATCGTAAGACCACAAAGGCAGAGGTTGATGCTTTTCTTAATAGTTCTACTGCAAAAGAACTTGCCGATGAAGTAGTGGAATTGAGAGAGTATATTAGAGGAGGTAATGATAGTGAACATAAACAATTGAGGGAAGCATATCATCATATTCCTAAACCTCAGGCAAGAAAGATAATGAATTATTTGGGAGGAATTCTTGAGGATGCAGCGAGGTATAGTTATGACCGAAGACCGGGAAGACGAAAAAAAGGATCTAAATAAAGACAAACCTCTGGAGATTAACAGAGGGGTTGAATTATTGTTACGTAATAGGAGGAAGAAACCAAAGCCCAAAACCTTTCAGGTCAAGTTTTCTTTCTTTAATAGAGAGATTACTTTGTCTCTGGACATCATTAAAAAGTAACTCTCTGGAGAAGCATTATGGAAACCACCATAGTAACATTAACTTTGACGACAGTAGTTTCATTTCTTGCATTAATAGTTGGAGGTATGGTAGGATGGTTAGCAAGACAGCATTCTTATGAAACAACTCCTCAGATAGTATATGCTCATCCAGAGATGTTTGATGAAAATGGACAATTAGTTCCTGATGAAATTGTAGCAGTTCGATTTGAAAACAATTATGACACCGACGAAGACGACGAGGAAGAGTAAAGTAGTAACCCCTCTTCCAAAATTACCAACCAATCCTTTTATGCATGAGGTTTTGGATCTTGTTGATAAGCAACGTTCCAATGCAAAGAAGGTGGAGGTACTTCAAACTTACGAACATGATTCTATTAAGTCAGTTCTTAAGTGGAATTTTGATCCAGCAATAGTGAGTCTCTTACCTACTGGAGAGGTCCCTTACGGCGATGCAGAGGATCAAACAGTATATAGTGGTAGTTTGTCTGAAAACATCCGTAAGGAGGCAGCAGGAGGGGAGTCAGCGACAGGACAGGACTTAGATGGTAGAGGAAAGAGTTCTTTACGTAGAGAATGGACAAATCTTTATAATTTTGTTAAAGGTGGGAATGATAGATTGACTCAGACTCGGAGAGAGATGATCTTTATTAATCTTTTAAGAGGTCTGCATCCTAGAGAAGCAGAAATTCTTTGCTTGGTTAAAGATAAAGATTTAGAAAGTCAATATAAAATATCATGGGCTAATGTAAAACAAGCATTTCCAAATATGACATGGAGTAAGTGATTATGACTGTTAATGTGGGTGGTAAACAGATAAAGAGAGGAGAGGAAGTGAGTACTGAGGAAAAGAAAGAAGAAGAAGTAAAATTTAATCCTGCTGATTATTCTTGTGAAGTTCTTTTAGAGAAAACTACTCCTGATAAAGCTCAAGATCCTAAGTTTCCTACTGATGCTTTTAATGTTACTTATGAGGTTGATGGGGAGCAACGTTTAGATGTAACTCGTTCAAATAAGAAAGTTAATATCTTTGATTATTATTGGGATAAGTATGGTAAGGGTCTTAAAAGTATTGATTATGGACATGGGACTATAAATCCTAATAGATGGGGATATAAGGAACCACCTAAGAAAAAGAGGCGGAAAGGATGAATGATGAACTAAAAGATGATATTAATGAGATCATCAAAAGTGAAATTCAAGATGGGATTAATGAGTATCTCGATGGGGATGGTAAGAATGAGGGATTTAGTAAGGATGATAAGTTGAATGTTAAAATATCAAAGGATGAAGTAGATAAACTCATTAAAGAATATAAAAGGATTAAAAAGAATAAAAAATCTAATTTTGCTCAGATAAAGAAACTTGGTTTACTAGATAAGCACGGGAGACCTTTGGAATGATTTTACCAGGATCTACTGTTATTATAACCGATCAAACATCCATTTATAGGGGGTATGAGGGATGTGTGCAGCGGATTAGTGGGGATAAAGTAGCTGTGTTGATGGATCAACATACTCCTTGGGATAAAATGATTACTTTTAGACTCTCACACTTAGAAGAAAAGACTACTGGTTTTCAATATTATAAAAAGAAATGAGAATTGGTGTTATGTGTTCCGGTGAAGGAACAAATTTTGAGAACATTGTTCATTCCTGTCCTGACCATGATGTAGTACTCATGGTTTATAATAAGAAGAAATGTGGTGCAAAAAGGAGAGCAGATCTATTAGACATTCCATCTGTTAGGATTGCTAGTAAGGATGAGGATGATATTATTACTATTTTTGAGACCTATAATGTTGATTTAATAGTAATGGCAGGATGGATGAGGGTAGTTTCTAAAAAGTTTTGTGAAGCCTTTGAAGGAAGACTTATTAATCTTCATCCCTCATTACTTCCTAAGTATAAGGGATTAAATGCTGTAGAGCAGGCATTAAAGAGTGGGGATGCAGAGACGGGTTGTTCAGTTCATTTTGTTACTGATCAATTAGATTCTGGTGCTGTTATTAAACAACAGATAGTTCCTATTCTTCCTGGAGATACTGTAGAGACGTTGCAGAGAGCAATTCAACAGGCAGAACATTATCTTTTACCTTTGGTTATAAATGCATTTTAAAGACACTTACAGATTATGGTATTGGACTATGTTAAGTACTAAGTATAGATTGGAACTTACTGATATTTGTTGCCGTATTATTTCTAATGATACTGTTACATTAGAAGAAAGGATTTGGATGAAAAAAATATGTGATGTTAATCATCATGCTAAATCAATTGCGGAATCGTTGTTATGTCCTTACAAGGTAGAAGATGGTGCTTGAAAAGGATGATAGGTTGAGACTCGTAGAGATCTGTTGTAGGATGAGATTGGGTCGGAAGGTTACTCTTTTAGAGAGAGTATGGAGATATAAGTTGATTCAGTCTGATGATCATGCGGCATCTCTAGCAGAACGTTTTAAGTAATGTAAAAACGGTATCACATGTTACAGTTCTACTTGACTATATAATATACTATGTGTTAATATGCACATATCGTTCAGTCCCATTAGGGACCGCAAGTAAGTCGCGGAACGGATACGTTCATCTCTTGTTAGTATTCAAACAGTAACACTTTTATTAGTGTTCATGTCTTAGTACTCTAGAGACGCAAACGACTGAAGGAACGGAGTAAAATCCCAACTACTTCAGGAGTAAAACCATGCAAGTCACCTACCGTGGTGTTTCATACAACACCGAAGACAAGAAAACTTGTCAAAAACAAGTCTCTGCCCTTACTTACAGAGGCATTGAACATACTTCCGAAAAGGTCGTATGTACAAGGTGAAAGTCTTACTTGGACTAATAAGTAAAGGAAGGGCTTGACCCTTCCTTTTTTTATGTTTATAATTTCTAAATAAAAATGAATTTATATGCCACAAGATTATATTGATACTCAAGGACTCAGCCCTAAGATGAGTCCTGAAGAAGCAGCAAAAGTAAAGACAGAACCACGAGAGTATCCTCCTATGATGGTTTTACCTCGTAGATTATTTACTCCTACATATGTTGAGGAGATGAAAATTCTCATCAATGAAGTTCTAGATCAACGTGAGGGTAAAATGGATTACCAATCTTATTTTGACCTGACGGGGAGAGAGTATCCTGTAAAATAGATGAATGTTAACTTTAAGAAAGGATATCGTTTCAATTTATTCACTTGGAAAGAATTAGAGACTCTTATTAACATTCGTCCTTTAATGACTAATCAGCGAGTCATTTTTCCTGTACCTGTTCCGAGATTTGAATGGAAAAATTCTGGATGGGCTTTAGCTCAGGACTGTTGGCCAGCAACTATCTTACAAGAGTTGATAGAAGAGAGGATATTTTATATTAAAGATATATCTCAGTTTACAGAAGATCTTAATGACTTTGCTAAAAATCTAGAAGAAGAGTATAATGGAGATGTTGATGCTCATATCTATGTTTGTAGAAATCCTGCTATAGAGCATCCTTTTCAGATACATTATGATAGATCTGATAATGTTATCGTCCAGTGTGAGGGGGTAACAAATTTTAAAGTATGGGAGGAGGTTAAAGATCCACACCATGAATTCCATCATTTGGAGATGGATTCTTCTCCAATATTAGATGTTGATATGAAACCTGGAGATGCAATTTGGATTCCAAGATATTATCCACATTTAGCAACTTCTAAAACTAAAAGGTTATCAGTGAGTTTTCCTATTACCGACCAAATATCTCCTGCATCAAGGGCATGGATACGATTATGAATGTTAAATTAGTAAGTGTTACTCCGAATGCGGAGAAAACGATAGCATATGTTGCTCGTGTGAGTAACCCTCAGAATCAAGAGAATGAAAAGTTTCAGGGTCTATTAAAGTATTGTATTAAGCACGGCCATTGGTCTGTCTTTGAGCAGGCATTTATGACCGTGGAAATTAATACCACTAGAGGTCTTGCTGCACAGATATTAAGGCACAGGTCATTTACATACCAAGAGTTTTCTCAAAGGTATCAAGATGTCTCTCACATTAGAGAGGATATACCATTGCCTGAACTTCGTAGTCAGGATTTAAAAAATAGACAGAATAGTATTGATGATGTAGATGCTGCAAGAGTTGAGAAATATAATGCAAAGATGAGAAAACACTTTGATGCATCTATAGATCTTTATAAAGAGATGCTTCGTGATGGTATAGCAAAGGAGTGTGCTCGATTTGTACTTCCTCTTGCTACCCCTACTAGGTTGTATATGACTGGTAGTGTAAGATCATGGGTTCATTATATTT